CTAAAAATGCAGCTCCTTAGTCTGCGTAACGAAGGGATCATTCCGTTTGAAAATGTAGAAGATACTTTTGATAAAGAATTGGCGCTGAAACTGGACGAAGCAACCGATGATGTTCAGGTAACGCTTTTATTCCTGCAAAAGCATAACCTGATTGAAATTATCAATGACGGAGAATATATGCTGACAGAGGCCGTAAAAAATATGGACAGCGAGTGCGATTCCGCTGCAAGAATGCGTAACATGAGAGAACGGAAGACGTTGAAATCGTCACAATGTAACGCACTTTCGTCACAAAGTGCGCACATTAACGTCACATGTGACACAGAGAGAGAGATAGAGAAAGAGAAAGAGATAGAGATAGATACTCTTACGTCTGGCGACGAGCCTCCCGCTCCGATGGATTATCAGTCCATCATGGATTCTTTCAACCGAATATGCACTTCACAGCCAAAAATCAAGATCATTACGGAACCAAGAAGGAAAGCAATTAAAAGGGCCTCTAAGACGGTGGAGGCAAACGGCGGGTTCGAATCCCTGTTTCAAAGGGTAGAAAGATCGGACTTTCTATCCGGCAGGGTGAAAAAATGGATTTGCGGTTTTGATTGGATACTGAAACCGGCCAACCTCACCAAGATTCTGGAAGGAAACTACGACGGAAAGAACGGAGCGGCGGCCCAACCGGATTATACGGATACTTCCCGGTACGAGAATACAAGATGGGAGGACTGAGGATGGACGGAAACCATTATGAAACCATCAGCGATACGGAATTTTGCCCGGAATGCGGAAAACCCATCGTATACGGACATACCGAGCTTATGGGTACGGAATACAATATGCCGCTGAAATGCCGCTGCGTGATCGAGCGGGAAGAGAAGGAACGGGAACAGCGGATTATCCAAGGCCGCGAACGGATTCGCCTGGATATGCGGGAATTTGCTGGATTAAGCAAGCGAAATTTTAACCAGAGGTTCCGCAACTATCAGCCGGACAAGGGACAAACAGAGGCTTTCCAGGCGGCCAGAGCATTTGCTAAGGCGTACATAGAGGGAAAGAACGACGGAACCGGCCTGTTGCTGATCGGCGGCGTGGGAAGCGGAAAAACCCATCTTGCCGCCGCCATCGTAAACGCCGCAATAGATTATGTGCCGATTTCGGATTATGAAGCGGAGTGGTGCGGCGATGGGATTCGGTGCGGAATTACGCCGTCCAGCGGAACCCGGTTCATTGGGACGGTGGAATTGATGGAACGGCTAAGAGAAACATACAATTCGAGCGTATCCAGTAGTGCCCAGGAGATTATCCGGCGGTATCAAGAGGCTAAACTTCTAGTATTGGATGATTTGGGAGCAGAAAAGCCCAGCGATTGGGCAAGGGAACGCTTGTTTGAAATCGTCGACCGGAGATACAACGACTGTACCCCGGTAGTAATCACCACCAACGCGGATATTATGGAGCTGCGCCAGAAATTGGGGGATCGGATATGTGACAGAATCCGGTCCATGTGCACTACCTATACCGTCACTTCCAGAAGCCACAGGAAAACGGGAAGCATTTCTCAGGCCGAGGCAGGAGAAGGCAATGACTTTGATATACCGCCGGATATTGAGCCGAAGGAAAAGAGCATTTATGAGAGAATGCGGGAATAAAAATCCTGGATTTCTGCTGATAGGAGTATTTGATACGGACGAGCAGGCAAAGACATTTGTTGAAGCTCGGAAGAGGTTGGAGGGAGATCGACATGAAATGGTATAAAATTAGTAGCTACCGAATGTATTTGGAAGTATTATCGGACGCCAGCGTAGAAGTATTCGACTGCTGGACCAGGATCACAGGAGCCGATTTGTACACGTGGGAAAATCCCAATGACCTAATTCGATATTTGCAATGTGGCAAACACGGATACCGTTTTAATCCAGAACGACCACCATGTACGGATCACGCAAGGCTATTCAAAAATTCGCGAACCGGCGAAGTTTGGTTTGTATCTCAGCCTTATGATTATTTTGGCGATATTCTACAACAGCTAACACCCTGGTTATATGAGCACCACCTAACAGGGGAGATATATGGGCCTAGACATAGCTGGTATTATCCCGGTTCGACAAGTCTCATTATCATAAAGGGGAACGGTAAAAATGGCAAGCATATTCATCAATAGCCTGTACCTGCTCGGGAGTATTATGGCCCTCGGGCTAGGGGTTATGATTGTAAAGGCCGTAATTGATACGCTGCGGAAAAAGTGAGGGAAACAAATGCCGAATAAGCGAGACCTGAGACTAGAACGGTATAGTATTGGGAAATACGCATACCGGGAACTACATAATTTTTGCTTGCAGTACCCCGAAAAGAAGCGGAGGTTGAGGGAACTGGAATCCCCGTATAAAAGCCCGAAAATCACGGGAATGCCTTCCGGGAGCGGGCCGGGTGATCCCACAGGCCGAAACGCGGAGCGGGCCTCTGTGCTCTCAGGTGATATAGAACTGATCGAACGGACGGCGGCGGCCGCTGCGGGTAAGGACGCTTTATGGCTGCTGAAAAATGTAACCCAGGGAATAGCGTGGGAGTATATGCCGGTAAGCTGTGGGCGGCGGAAATTCTACGATATGCGGCGGGTGTTCTTTTATCTTCTCGCACAGTCAAAAGGATATGTTTGAAAGGGTAACACAGAGGACGTACATTCGTGATACAATGCAACCAGTGAAAGAGCGCCCAGGGAAACCGGGGCGCTTTTGCTATTATCCAAAGGGGGTGGCGGAATGGAACTGACGGAAAAGCAAAAAGCATGGATTGACTATTACAAGCAGGGACATACCGCTACCGAGGCGGCGAGACTAGCGGGATATAAAGCGAGAAGCAACAATAGCTTTCAAAGCATTGGCGCAGAAAACTTGCGGAAACTTGCTGGATTCGTAAAAGAGCGTGACGCTGTGCTAGAAACGCCGAGAATAGCCGACATGGAGGAAATCAACGCCTTTTGGACAGAAACCATGCGGGATGAAACTGCAGATCGAAGGGACCGGCTTAAAGCTTCTGAATTGAGAGCAAAATGCCTCGGCGCGTTTTTGGATCGAAAAGAGGTCACGATCCAGCCCACAAATTGGTATATCGGTGGTGTGGAGGATGGTGAAGAAGGGGCGCAGACTTAACCCGGCAGCCTTTAACGAATGGGTATGGAAACGCCTGACGGACTATTCCCACCGGCAAGAGGTATATTACGGCGGAGCGGGCAGCGGTAAGAGCTACGGAGCCGCGCAAAAGGTGTTATTGAAAGCCATGAACCGGCGTCGGAAGGTGCTGGTGGTGCGGAAGGTGGGCGTAACGCTGCGGGACAGCATATTCCAGCTATTTCTTGATCTGCTGGTAGAAGCGGGTATTTTACAAAGCTGCGTAGTCAACCGCACAGATATGAGAATCACGCTTCCGAACGGTTCCATGCTGTTATTCAAGGGGCTGGACGATAGGGAGAAAATCAAGTCCATAACCGGCATAACGGATATTGTTATCGAGGAGGCCACGGAGCTGACGGAGGACGATTTCACCCAATTAGATTTACGCCTGCGTCCGCCTGACCCGGACCCGCAAATATATTTGATGTTCAACCCGGTATCAAAAGCCAATTGGGTATATGCCCATTTCTTCCTTGATCCGCCGAAGGAATCGGTCATAGTCCAAACCAATTACAAGGACAACCGATTCCTTCCCGCGAGCTATATTTCCACTCTGGAGGATATGCAACGGCGTAACCCTGCCTATTATCGCATTTATGCATTGGGCGAATTTGCCACGCTGGACAGGCTGGTATACCCGTGCGTCGAGTGCAGGATTATCCCATCGGCAGAGGTTGCCGGACTAAAATTGTGGGTTGGGCTGGATTTCGGGTATATAAACGACCCGTCCGCCCTGGTTTGGGGATACTGGGACGAAGCCAACCACACTATCTACATAACCGGGGAATACGTCAAAACCGGCATGTTGAACGATGAAATCGCGTCCCGGATTATTGAATTGGGATTGTCGAAAGAGATCATCATAGCCGACGCGGCCGAACAGAAAAGCATAGCGGAAATACGGAGAGCGGGCGTTCCGCGTATCCGGGAATCCAGAAAAGGCCCGGACAGCGTTGTCCATGGCATTCAATGGATCAATCAGCAGCGGATTATTTTGGACGAACGCTGCACAAACACCCGGGAGGAGACGGAGAACTACACATGGGAAAAGGACCGGAAAACCGGAGAATATATCAATAAACCGGTTGACGCGTATAACCATTGCCTGGACGCGGTGCGCTACGGCTTGCAAAGCGTTACCAGTATGAACAAGCTGCAAACAATGAGCAAAGCCCTTTTCGGGCTGTGAGGGGGGACACACATGATCTTGATAGAACCGGATATGCAGTTGACGCCGGAGCAAGTCGGATTGATCGTCATGCGTCACGTTTCTTCCGAAATGCCAAAACTGTCCAAATACCGGAAGTATTTCGACGGTGAGCAGGCGATTATGGGAAAGACCTACAACGACAGCACCAAGCCTTGTAACCGGATCGTTACAAACTATTGCGATAACATCGTGAACAACTATAACGGGTATTTGACCGGTCTTCCCGTGTCATACAACAGTCAGGATAATATAGACGATATCCAGGAAGTTTTAAAATACAATGACGCCGCCGCAAAAGACGGCGCGTTTTTGCGTTCCTCCCTGATATACGGAAAATCCTATGAACTGCATTATGTGGACGAATACGGGAAACCGCGCTTTGACCTGATCGACACGCGAGAAGGGATTCCGGTATACGCCAACACCATCACGCGGGATATCTTATATTTCATCCGGTTTTATCCGCGTTCCACACTAGATAGTAACGATGGGTTTGTTGTGGAAGTGTACGACGGTGAATACCAGGAGCGATATTATTGTGGGAGCGAATTTACCGGGCTAATCCTGCAGAGCAGAGAACCCCATCATTATGGCCAGGTGCCGGTTATCGTGCTTCCGTTAAACGATGACGAATACCCCATCTTCTACAAAATCATGGGGTTGCAGGACGCATACAACACCCTTCTTTCCGGTGAAGTAGACGATTTTGAGGCGTTTTGTGACGCCTATCTTGCCCTTACCGGTATGGAAGTGGATGAAGAAAATGTTCAGGCCATGAAGGAAAACCGCGTCCTTGTGATTCCAGAAGGCGGGGACGCGAAATATATCACAAAAAGCGTATCGGATACGCAGATTCAAAACATGCTCCAGAACATCAACGACACCATACACAAAATAGCTAATAGCCCGGATTTTTCGCAAGAATCCTTTGGAGTATCGTCCGGGATCGCCCTGCGGTTCAGGTTGCTGGGGTTCGAGAATGCCGCTTCGGCCATTGCCTCCAATTTCAAAAAGGCTTTGCAAAAAAGGATAGAGCTGATCTGCACTATTTTGGGCATAACCGGCTCGGATGACGTGTGGAGAGATGTGGATATCATCATAGACCGCAATATCCCGGTAAATGAAACGGAAGCGGCAAACATGGTGAATACGCTGCGCGGCCTCGTTTCCGATAAGACGCTTTTAACCCAGCTTCCTTTTATCGCTGACGCGGACGCGGAAATGGAAGCAGTCAAGGCGCAGAAGGCTGAAAACATGGAGCTGTACAGCTTTGGCGGCGGGGAGGCGGAAATGAATGACGAAACCCAACGGACAGTATTGGGCGGAGAGGATATCCACACAACAGCAAATAATGGGTGACAAGACGCTGACTGACATAAATCGACGGTTGGTCCAGTATTACCGGGCGGCGGCGGCAGATATCGAACGGGATATTTTACGCTTGTTCGACAAGCTGACCGATGAAAGCATTGATGGGATTATCCGGCCGAACGATCTCTACAAATACGGGCGGTATTACGATCTGCAGAGAGAAATATACAAGCGCCTCCAGGAACTGGGCGAACAGGAAATCGCCATGCAAACAGCGAAATATAAAGAGCTGTACGACTGGATAAATGAAAATATGCCAAGCGCCATACCGGACAACGCCGCCCGACCGGTGTGGACGGCCTATAATCCCGTACAGGCGGAACAGATCATCAACAGCGTTTGGTGCTCGGATGGTCTATATTGGTCTGATCGCGTGTGGAACAACAAAACGGCCCTACAGCAAAGGATTGAAAAAGGTCTTGTTGACTGTGTTGTCAGAGGAGCCAAAAAGTCAGAGCTTGTCAAACAGCTTCAAAAGGATTTCGGCGTGGGATACAACGCGGCAGAACGAATAGCCAGAACGGAGCTAACCCACGTGCAGAATGAAGCGGCGGCAGAGATATACACCCGAGCAGGAACCACCCATTACCAATTCGTCAACACTCTGGACGGGAGGACATGCCCGGCCTGCCGGGGGCTGAACGGGAAAACCTTTGCTTTTGCCGATAAGAAGCCGGGGGTAAATTTTCCACCCGTACACCCGAACTGTCGTGGCAGGATTGTCGCGGTAATCACCATGAAAAACGGGGGAGAAATTGTCCCGGTTGTAAGAGGACCCAGGAAGAAAAAAACATAAGGCACTCAGCGGGGCGGTCATGCGCCGCAACGCGGGCAATATAGGGGGCGGTCATGCGCCGCAACCGCCGAAAGGAGAAAAACACATGGAGGAAACCAAAGCAGGGGCCGTCCGAGAGGCGGAACCGACCGAAACCACGGTCGAACAGATCGACCAGGAGGGAAAATCCACATTCACCCGAGAAGAAGTCCAGGAGCTTTTAAGGCGCGAAACGGACCGTCGCGTCACCGACGCCATGAGGAAGGCAGAACGAAAAAAGGCCGCGGCTGTGAAAGAGGCGGAAAAACTGGCCGCCATGTCCGCCGATCAAAAAGCGCAATACCAGCTAGAGCAAAAGGAACGGGAACTTGCTGAACGGGAAGAAAGGCTATTGGTAGCGGAAAACACCGCCGAGGCGCTGAAAATCCTAGCGGATAAGGGAATCCGTCCCGGCCTTGTCCGGTTCGTAGTGGCCGCCGACGCGGAAACCATGATGGACAACATAAATGAACTGGAAAAGGAGTTCAAGGCCTCTGTCAAAGCAGAAGTAGAGCGCCGCATGGCGGGAAACACACCGAGGCGTAACCTTCCGCCGGATCATGTGATCGATAAGGCGGCGTTTGCCCGGATGAATCTCATGCAGCAACAGGAGATATACCAAAACAACCCGGAGCTGTACAAGCAGCTTACGGGCACTTGATAAGGAGGAAAAATTATGGCAACCGCACATGTATTGTACGATAACAAGGTGTTGGAAAACAAAATCACCGACCTTGTAAACACCAAACTTGAAGTCCGGTCTCTCATGACCATCGATCACAGCTTGGCGGAAGCGGCGGGGTTAACGAAAACCGTCAATAAATACACCTATTCCGGCAAGGTGGAGAAGCTAGCCAAAGGCGCGAAAAACACCGAGCGCGGCAAAGTAACCTTTGTTGGAACCGATTATACCGTTAATCGGTATCAACAGACCTATGACTATAACGACATGGACGTTATGAAGGATCCTATGGTGGTAGACACAGCTTCCAGAGGAGCGGCCCAGGTTATGGCTAATCAAATCAAGGACGAATATTTCGCAGAGCTGGCCAAAATCACCAATGAACATACCTATGCCAAAGGCTCCACCCCCGACTACGATACCATTGTGGACGCATTGCAGACGCTGAACCAGGAAGTCGAAGACGGTATGTTTATTTTGATGGGCAACGACATGAAGGCCGCCTTCCGTAAAGACCCGGATTATAAGTCCTCCAAGCAGGGCGAAATGCTGTATACTGGCCAGTTCGGCACCATATGCGGCCTCCCTTGCCTGTTCTCTAAACTGGTCCCTGCTAAAACAATCTATGTTACCAGCAAGGACGCTATTACCTTTTTTGTGAAAAGGGAAGGCTCTGTAGAGCAGGACAGGGACATCGAAACCAAGGACAACACGGTGGTGTATGAGCGTCACGGCCTTGTTGCGCTGGTGGATGAAACCAAGTCCATCAAGATTACGGAGGCAGCCACTTAAGGAGGAGGGCAAGCCATGGAACCGCTGCAGAAGCTAAAAATCCTGTTGGTGGATCGCGCCGCAAACTATACGGACGAATACCTATCGCTGGTACTGGACGAAGCGGAGGCGGAGGCTTTGGCCTATTGCCGCCGAGAGGATGTGCCGGATGGATTGGCCGTCGCTGTCGTGCGCATGGCGCTGGTGAAGGTCAACCGCACAGGATCGGATGGCCTTTCCTCACAGGGGTACAGCGGAACCTCGGAAGCCTATATTGACGGATATCCGGCGGAAATCGCGGATATTCTACGCCGGTATAGGAAGCTGGTGGTTTTGTGATCGAAACGGGAATGCGGGTATACCCCCTGTGGCTTATCCCGGAAGATAAAGACCGATATGGAGAGCGGGTGGAACCGGTAGAGGCCGGGACCGCCCGCTTGTCCATTTCTCTATATGCGCAATCCGTAGCGGATAACGTCAATTACAAGGATTGCCAGTATATCGGCCTTACAAACGACCGGACTATAACCGAATCCCATCTGATCCAGTACGGGAATAAGCGGTTGAAGGTCAAGCTGGTAAGCCCATCCGGCCGGATGATTCAATTGATCTTGGAGGAATGGCAGCCATGAAACACGTGAATTGCGACAAGCTCATGGTTCGGCTGAATGGTATGGAAAAAATGGATGGGCTTCTGAAAGGGATAACTGAGGCTTGCCTTTTGGTACAGAAAGCCGCTGTCGGCAACTGCCCAGTGGATATGGGAGAACTGCAGGGAACCATCACGATAGTGGAACCGAAACCGGGCCGGGAGCCTGCCGGAATCGTAGGGACCAATAAGGAATACGCCCCCTACGTAGAGCTAGGCACCGGCCTTTTTGCAGTCAATGGAGATGGCCGACAGGATGTTCCGTGGAAATATCAGGACGCAAAAGGCGAATGGCACACCACCAGCGGGCAGGAACCGCAACCCTTTTTAGCTCCTGCTCTGCAGGATAACGTGGACGGCGTGAAAAAGCTGATTGCTGCGGGAATACGGGGGGATTTGTAGTGGTTGACTACATACCGGAGCTTGTTGCTGCTCTAGACACGATACTCCCCACGCACCCGGAATCGTGGATATCCAGCGGGACCAAGGTCCCTTGTATCACCTACCGGGAAACCAATTACACAGACACGGCGGTCGGAGACACCCTCGGGTATATCGAAGTGACCGTTACGCTGAAAGTATGGGCAAACAGGCGGGAAACCGCGCAGGAATACGCTGGCAAGGTATCGGAAGCCATGCGCAGGCTTGGCTATAAACGCACAGGCGGCGGGGAGCTTTCAGCCGCCGGGAGACATTGTACGGTTATGATCTACACCGCCACCATGGCGGAACGATGGAAAGGAGAATAAACATGGCTGGATTGTTATCACTTAACACAAAAATCGGGTATAAAAGCGGCGCAGAAGCCTCCACTTATACGGATATCCCGAATTTAACGGAGGTTCCTGAAATCGGCGGCAGCCCGGAGAAAGTGGACGTTACCACCCTGGCGGACAACGCAAAGCGATATATCAACGGTATCAAGGATTACGGAGACCTGGATTTTAAATTCCTATACGACAACGCCTCCGAGGGAGCAAATTACAGAATCGTCAAAGGCCTGGAGACCGCCGGAACCCTTGTGGATTGGCAAGTCAGTTTGCCGGATGGAACCGCTTTTGCCTTTTCCGGCTATCCGACGGTGAAGCTGGATAGCGTTTCTGTTGGAGCGGCCTTGTATTTCACGGTGAGCATTGCCCTCAACAGCGATGTAACCGTAACAAATCCGAGCACAGGAGGTTAAAACATGCTTTATACCGAATTTCAGGTGGGCGGCAAAGCCCTAAAACTGCGAATCACGGCGCGGGCCTGCGTGGCCATGGAGAAGAAGCTCGGCCGGAATCCCGTCAGCATATTCCTGGACGGCGCTTCCGGGAACCTCCCTACCCTATCTGACGTGCTGACGGTTATCCATGCCTCGCTGCAGGCGCTTGAACATGGATATACGGAGGACGCCGTATACCGTCTCTACGATGAATACGTGGAAGAAGGTCATAACATGTATGACCTGATCCCCGTAATTATTGACGTGTTCAAGGTATCCGGCATTTTCTCGGATGAAGCGCCGGGGGAAACCGACCCAAACGAATAAGCGGGGAGGCCGCCCCGCAAACCTTTTCAGATTTGTTCCGGCAGACCTTACCCAACGCGCTTGACGCGGGAATGACCCCATGGGAATTTTGGGAGGCTACGCCCGGAGAAATAGCCGACCATCTATTGAGCTATCAGCGGCGCAGAAAAGCCGCTTTAGAGGAGCGGGCGGCCATGGACTACCGCCTTGCCAATCTGATCGGATCGGCATTTTGCGGTAAATTCCCCGCCATTCACGAGGCCTATCCAGGGCTGTTCGAAGAACCGGACAAGGTACAAGATTGGCGGATTGCCAAAGAGCGCCTTATGCGGTACGCGGAAGCCCATAACAGACGCAGAAAGGAGGTAAAAGAGGTTGACGGCGGAGCAGCTACAAGTCATCATCAGCGCCAAGGTTGACCAGTTCAACCGTTCTATAAAAGGCGTGAAGCAGCAGATCGGCGGCGTGGAAAACACGGTCAGCCAATCCTCGCAGAAAATCACCGGCATATTCTCCAAGATTGGGAAAATGGCGGTCGCCGCTTTTGGAACCAAGGCCCTCGTATCTTTCGGCAAGGAGGCCGTCAGCCTCGCCTCTGATCTGCAGGAAGTACAAAACGTAGTATACACGGCGTTCGGCGGTATGTCCTCGCAGGTGGAAGCCTGGTCGAAAACCACTATCGAAAAATTCGGGATGTCGGAGCTTGCGGCCAAACAGACCGCCTCCACTTACATGGCCATGTCCAAGGGACTAGGTCTCGCGGGACAACAGGCGGCTAATATGGCCATGCAGGCGGCGGAACGGACCGGCGATATTGCTTCCTTTTACAATATGAGCCAGTCCGAAGCCGATACACTCATGAAATCCATATGGACCGGCGAAACGGAAAGTTTGAAGCGGATCGGCGTTGTCATGACACAGACCAACCTAGACGCTTATGCCTTGGCAAACGGATTCGGAAAGACCACGGACGCCATGACGCAGGCTGAACAGGTGCAGCTACGCTATAAGTATGTCATGGAACAAACCAACCTTGCCGCCGGAGATTTTCAGAAAACCTCCGGAAGCTGGGCGAATCAAACCCGTATACTGTCCGAGCGGTGGAAACAGTTCATGGCCACGGTGGGGAATGGTCTGCTACAGGTACTAACGCCGGTAATTCAATTCCTCAATACCGCGCTGCAAAAGCTGGTGGATTTTTCAACCGCCGTCAGCTCCGTTCTTTCAAAGGTGTTCGGCAGCCAGTCCAAAGACCAACAGCAATCAGCAGTCGCAACCGAGCAGGCCGCCGCCGCACAAGGAGAACTTGCGCAGAACATAACCCAAACCGGCAAGGCGGCCAAGGGTGCGCAGAGCAGTATAGACGAATTGAACATATTATCCCAGGACAGCGCCGAAAGCAATGCTTCCGCAATGCCCGCCGCTTCTGCCGGAGCGTCTGGCCTGAGTATGGCCGTGCAGGTTGTGGAACCGGATACCTCCAAGGTGGAAAAGGCTGCTGAAAGGATCAAAAAGGCGTTTGAAAAGATCAAAGCGCCTATCAGCAAGGCGTTCGGAAGTATTGGAAATTCTGTTTCCGGCCTTTGGAAAAACACCTTAAAGCCCATGGGCGAGTATGTGGTTGGTGATTTTATTCCCACCGTGTTCGGTGGGTTTGCCGATACCTTATTCCCTATTTTTGAAGATACCTTCCCCGTGGTGATGGACCAATTTGCACAGGATTTTGATTTTGCCTGCAGTCGGTTCGGCCAGATTTCAGACGATATACTTATGCCCTCGTTCGAGCATATAAAGACAGTTGCCTCGGATATTTTCGGCGGGATCAAAGCCTCATGGGATGAACATGGAGCGGGTATCCTGTCCGGATTTGAGGGCTTTAAAGAATCGGTCAGGGAGATATGGGACACCCTCTATAGCAATGTTATAGAGCCGGTATTCACCCGCATTTCCGGAACCGTGACATGGTTGTGGAACGATCACTTGAAACCCTTGTGGGACAATTTGACCGATTTTTTTGGGTCTGTTTCCGAATTCTGCTTGGCGTTATGGAACAACGTCCTGGCCCCTGTGGTCAATTATATCGTCCAAAAAGTTGGCCCGCCCATTACTCTGATCGTCGGCACTATAGGCGACGTGGTGGGAACGGTAATAGCTATGATATCGGACATTATCGGCGGTATCATAAAGACGCTATCCGGCCTCCTGGACTTCCTGACAGGGATTTTTACGGGAAATTGGGATAAGGCATGGAACGGTATCAAAAAAGCGTTCAACGGCGTATGGGAAACCATGGAGGGCGTGGCAAAGGGCACCATAAACATTCTTATTGATGGGATCAACATGTTATGGGGCGGCGTTTACAATGTCGTGAAGGGCATTGTGGACGGTATCGGCGGTATTGCCGGAGCCATCGGGGATATATTCGGTCAGGATTGGCATTTTTCCATGCCTGCCGAGCCTCCCCTTATTCCGAAACTGGCGTCGGGCGGAATTGTTTCCGCGCCAACCCTCGCTATGATAGGCGAGTATAGCGGGGCGAGGTCTAACCCGGAGGTTGTGGCCCCTCTCAACACCCTGGTGGATATGATCGGCGGCGCCAGAGACCCGGAAGTGCTGAACCTGTTGAAAGGAATAACCACGCTCCTTGAAGCCATCAAAGACAAAGACCTGCGGTTATATATCGAGGATAGAGAAATAGCGCAGGCGGCAAACCGAGGCGGTAAGGCCCTGGGCTATCCTGTCGTTACGGGGTGATGATGTGCAAAATACTTTTATAACCGTCAATGGATCGAGATATCCATACCCGGATTGCGAATCCGGCTTACAAACACAATCGACTAATGTCAGCGGCGGATTGAATAATGAGGGAATTTTCATAGGACAGCGCGTGGGAAGGGATAAGAGTAAAGTCGAACTTAAATGGACTATCATGGAAGCGCAGACATGGGCCTCCCTACTGCAGCAATTTGAACGCAAGTTTGTATCAGCCGTTGAATACTACGATATGGCGAAAGGGGCGGTCATTGTTCGGCATATGTATGTAAACGACCGGACCGCCGGCCCCTTCCGCATTGACCCGGCAACTGGAATATGGCTGATCGCTCGGGATTGTAAACTAAATTTGATCGATACGGGGAGATAAGAATGTATCCAGTAAGCGGGAAATACAAGGAGATGATGGACCAGGATGTCCGGGAGGCGGCGATATCCCTGGAGATGGACCTCATCCGACTGGATATGGACATTCAAATCAGCTATAGCGTGACCGGACCGGATGAGGCGGACTACAGCGATATGCTGCGGGTGAGCGGGGACCCGCCGCCGAAAAAGGCGGCCTTGGAGCGCGACTATATGCGGGCGGACGGGTCCTACACCTTGGCGGATGTATCCTACTATATCAGCCCGGCCATGTCTGGCACAACGGCGGATTCGTCCGGGTTGTACCCCATCGATTCATGCGGGGTCACGCTGGTGCAGCAGCGGGGGACGCTCTCCCCCGTTTCCCTGGTGCTGGAGGCAGATCCGGCCGTCGGGATGGTGCAGGCGGTACAAGGGAGCTATTCCTCCGTCCTTACCTCAACCGACGGTGTATTCCGCTTCACCAGCCTGCCGGGGGATTCCATGGCGGATATCTCTCTCACGGTACTGGCTATGAACGGTCCCCAACGTCGGGCGCACCTATATCAGGTGTATATGGGGACGCTGGAAACCTACGGGCGGATGGATATCTTGTCGGCCGGTTACGTGGATATCAACGACGGCGTTTGCCTGGAGCTTCCCCAAAAGACACTTTCGGTAACGGTCGACAACCTGGGAGGGAGATATGATCCAGAAACGGAATACACCACTCCCACCTTCCGGAGATTCCACACCCAGGCGCTGGTTCGAATGTACGTGGACCAGGAGGTATGCAGTATAGGGCGGTGGTTTTTGGATACATACACAGTGGATGAAACCTCCGTAGCCTTTCACTTTGTCGGGCCGCTGGCGGTGATGAATGAATACCCCCATCTGTGGAGTTCCACGGAGGTCAAAACCACGCTGCAGAGAGTGGAGGAAATCGTCAGCCCCAGCCTGGAGCTGATGGACGTGACCACGGATAAGCCGGTCAAATCGGGAGCGGAGCGGTACGGGATAACGGCGGAATGTGGCGAATGGGTATGGCTGTACAATATCCCCCGTCCATCCCCGCCGGTATCCGGTGCGCAGGCGCTGCAGCTTCTATGCAACTACGCCAATAACGCCATACTCCAGGGCCGTACATGGCTGGACCCCCAAAACAACCACGCAACCGCCGACCTCCATATTATTGGCATGGGCTGGATAGGGGGACAGCGGGAAATCCCCTACCGCCTCATGCTGGGTACGCCGAAATGGCAGGTAGAGGACGCGGTAGGCCGAATCCGGGCGGAGGTATACTCCACAGGCAGCGAAACCACGAATGAAACCCTGGCGGATCAATTTTGGTTGTCTGTCGGGTACGACGAAGCGGTCACAGCGGAGCAGCCTATCGCCTCCGTTACCGTCCCACCCGGTTCAGGAGGCTACGGCACGGCCTTGCGGACGGCGGCATTTGCTTACGCCTGGTATTATACCGCGCAGGATGAGAGCTATTACACCCCTTCCCCGGTAACGGCGCAATTACATAAAATCATCAAAACCCCCGTGACGGCGGAGTATGGGGAGGGTACGGAAAAAACGCTCTCCAACCCGCTGCTGAGTAATTCAAGCGAAAGCTCCTCATCCGTGGTGACGGTACAGAACTATTTACAGCGTATGTACAACGAAATCAAGCATAACCTCACCGCCACCCTGTCCCACCGGGGATACCCGGAACTGGACGCGGGGGAACTGGTCATGGTACAGACCAAGCCGGAGGGGGAATATGTGGAGTGCCGGGTGCTGGAAAACCGGTGGACGCTGAACGGCGGGGCCTTGAGCGGGTCAACGAAAGTGAGGCGGTTGGCGTGATTACCCCCAAAACGGATTGGAAAAGCACGGACTTTTATAACCTGGAGGACCACAACCGGATTGTGGACAATCTCAACGAACTGCTGACCCGGTACGAGCTTGATTCCCCGATTCCTCACGGCGTGTGGGGGGAGCTGCTGACGGCTGACCACCGGCTGGCCATTTCCGGCGCGTTTAATCGGATCATCCAGACGGCGGGGTATACGGGGACCATCGACAGCAGCGACAGGTGGTTCGACGCAGAAGAACTTAACCGGATCGAATCCGTTATTCTGGCACTGAACCAGCCGGACGGCAAAGCGGAATACAGCGCCGGGCTGATTTACGATACCGGCGCGGTATATGAAGGAGGCGCACATGGTTAAGATCAATTTCAAAGGGCTGGTTGCCCAGTATAAGAACCGGTTCCGGCTGCTGCCAGTGGCGGACGCGGCGAATTTATACGATTTGGTCCCCGAGAGAGGGACGGTCACGCAGGAGGGCGACGAAATCACCGCCGAAGCCATGAACCAAATGCAGGATAATGTAGAGCTTGCTATGGTAGAGACGTTTGGTAATGAGCTGTACGGGGAAGTCCTCCGCTTTGCCTATGAGATAGGCGGGTTTGAAGCGAACAAAGGAGAATCAAACACCCTGAAACGCGCCCGGCCGGTAGATAAGGCTATTTTCGTGCGCAAAGGTATGAGAGTGACCGGCGGAGGGACATACCAGGTGCAGGTTGTGGAGGTTGACTCCACCGGGACAGCCGGGGAGTACTTGTGCTTCTACGCCAATGAATACGTTGCTCAGGCGGATGGGTATATCCGATACACCGTGAAAAGTATAGCGAACCCCGATACCGAACTGACGGAGGCGGACCTACCGTTGATTGCGGAAAAGGTGGTGATCCGGAAGGACGACAACGTGAACAAACGGATCGGGACGCTGGCGGAGACGGTGAACAACGAGCTGTATGGAGAGGCCCTTCATCTGGAGTATGAAGTAGGCGGATTTGACGCGATCCAGGGTCAGGTGAACACGAAGGTCCGCGCCCGGACGGTGGACAAGGCCATATATGTCCGCAAGGGCATGAGAGTAACAGGCGGGGGCGCGTATCAGGTATACGTGGTGGCAGTGGATTCCACCGGAGCGGCCATGGAAACCCTGTGCAGCTATGCGGACGAGTATATTATCCCGGCGGATGGCTATATCCGCTTCACAGTGAAAAGCGTGGCGAATCCGACCGCCGTCGTAACGGAGGAGGACTTGCCCCTCATCGCAGAGAAGGTGGTCATTCTGAACGACAACAGCGTGGACAAACAGTTTGCAGCCTTGAACAGCGAGCTTCACGGGGAAGTCCTTCATCTGGAGTATGAGGTCGGGGGCTTTGAAGCGAACAAAGGAGAAGTGAATACCCAGAAACGTGCCCGGCCGGTAGACAAGGCGATTTTCATGCGCAAAGGAATGCGGGTGACCGGTGGGGGCGCATATCAGGTGCAGGTTGTGGAGGTTGACTCCGCCGGGACGGCCGGTGAGTACTTGTGCTTCTACGCGGACGAGTACCTTGTCCGGAAGGATGGGTATATCCGTTATACTGTGAAAAGCGTGGAGAACCCCAATACCGAACTGACGGCGGCAGACCTTCCGTTGATTGCGGAAGCGGTGGTGATTGTGGACGACGGCGGCAGCGTGGACAAGAGGCTGGAGGCGCTGGAGGAGAGCGACCGCTTCTGGGCCACGTCCGGCACGTGGGACATCCGGTATAGTTCTTCCGGATTCGATTACACCAAAAACGCCAACGGGAATGTTGACGTGCCGGCCGATACCGTGCTGTACCGGGACGCGGTGACGGACCTGCTCTTTCAGAAGCTGACCTGGACCTTCAAGGTGGGCACAGTGGGGGCGTTCGCTTTCGGAACCCGGGACGGATCGAGGAAGGCCAACGGGTATTACGTCTTGGTGAACCCGGCCGACAAAACCTTGAAAATCTACGACGCCGATTGGAACGGGACCCTCACCCTCAGGCGGAGCCTCACCATCGACTTCGACATCCTGGCGGGGGAAACCTACTATGCGGAGATCATCAAAACCGGCACCCTCTCCACCGAGTTTACCCTGAAATGTATCAGCGCGCCGGGGAAAACCTTTTCGTACACCAATGACCAGCTAAACAACAAGCTGCGCGGCTGGGGCGGCGTGGCGTTCGGCTCGGCGGGCGGGGTGTTCGAGCTGGTGAACATGACGCAGAAGGCCCGGTCGGAGGCGGAATGCGAGGTGCTGCTGATCGGGGACAGCTTTCTGGAGAACGCGTCCTCTGAGCTGGAGTCGGAATACGCCTATGCGTACAAGCTGCGGGAGAAGCTGGGAGAGAAGCTGATCGCCAGCGGGCGGGGCGGGGCCACCACGACGGCGCTGAAAAACAAATATACCACCGATTTCCTCGCGGCCAAGGCGAAATACACGGTGCTGCAGATCGGGTCCAACGACAGCCTCTCCCTGACGGTGGCTACCTTCAAGATGAACCTGCTGGAGCTGATCGGGCGGGTGGAGGAAAACGGGTCCATCCCCGTGCTGGTGACCATCCCCCGGCGGTACGACACCGACAACACGGCCTTCATCACCGAGGTCAACGCCTGGATCAAATCGCTGGGGTATTGGTACATAGACGAATACGCCCTGCTGCCGGCCGACCGGCTGCTGAACGATACCATCCACCCCAACGCCGAGGGGCACGACCTCATACTTAGCAACCTTCTGGCGCTGATCCCGGTGTGATATGGATTAGAGGAGGAAACAAGATGGCGAAAATCTATTTATCCCCGGCGGCCCACGCCCACGACAATCCTTGCAGCTATGACCGGAAGAATTGCGGGGAAAACGTCCATTGCAACCGGTACATGGATGAGCTGGAGCCGTATCTGCGGGCCTGCGGGTTCGAGGTGAAGCGGGCGGACAAGGGCAACACGGGGGACGGAATCCGGGTCAGCGTCCGGGAGGCCAACGACTGGGGGGCGAACCTCTATTATGTGGCCCACACCAACGCAGGAGGCGGTTGCCGCAACGGGATCATGATCTACAGCGAGGCCAGCCGGGCATGGGCGGAGGCGCTGCGGAAAAGGCGGCTGGAGGTGTATCCCCGGCGGTCGAATATCAGCGTGAACCCGAACCTGTACGAGATCAACCAGACCAAAGCGCCCTGTCTGTATGAGGAGCTGGTGTTCCACGACAACTTGGAGGATATCACCTGGTTCCATGGACATATGCGGGAGATGGCGGAGGCGACCGCCAAGGCGTTTTGCGATATTTTTGGGGTCTCGTTTGTGGATCCCTACAAAAAAGGAGAAGTGACAATCATGGGAAAGGTAGTCAACAGGGACGAGCTGGTGGCGTGGATCGACGCCCATGCGGTGGAAGTGGAGAAGCAGCCGGAACCGGAGGTCAAGCCGGAGCCTGTTGCCATCAAGGCTGGCGACAAGGTGGTGTTCAAAAGCGGCGTGACCCAATGGGGCACCGGCTCGGGCAACAAGGGAATCCCTTCCTGGGCGCAGGGCGGCAAGACCACCTTCACGGTACTGGAGATCGTCAAAGACGGCACGGAGGCCCGGATCGGCAACGCTTCCGGCGCTTACACCGGCACCGCTTATCTCAAGGACCTGGAGAAGGTGGGCTGACATGGACACGGCGGTCATTGTGGCGATCATTTCCCTGGTGGGCACGCTGGGGGGCAGCTTCGGCGGGGTGCTGGTATCCTCCAAGCTGACGAATTACCGGCTGCAGCAATTGGAGAACAAGGTGCAGGAACATAACAACTATGCCCGCCGCCTGCCGGTGGTGGAGGAGCAGATCAAGGTCATCAACCATCGGGTCGCGGATTTGGAGGCCCACGAAGAAAGGAGAAACGCATGATGGAAGTCCTGAGCTATATTACGGAAAACGCTTTGATTTTGATTCCGGCGCTGCTGATTATCGGGCAGATCATCAAGAATATAGAGGCGATCCCGGATAAATGGATCCCGGTGATCCTGTTGCCCATTGGAATCGCGGGGGCGCTGCTGTGCGGCGGGCTGTCGGTGGACAGCGCCATCCAGGGTATCCTCGTCACCGGCGTGGCGGTATACGGCAACCAGCTCGTCAAGCAATTGGGGAAAAAGGAATAACAAAAAAAGCGGGCAGGCTTCATAACCTGTCCGCTTTTTCTTTTACAAAGCCGAAAACACCGATACATATAACAAAAGTGTTCGACTTTGTTTCATTTGGTGGACTTTGGCAGGCACTATCCGAACTTCCGTCCACCCCTCCCTCAAGGGCTTCATCTACCATGTCAAGCGTGACTGTATTACCTTCTCCGCTGTAATTGTAGGTGAACACAATCTTATCATCATACAGCCATATAGAATTGACAAAGGTGTCTACGAGCTGTTGACAGTATTTCGGATCGTCCGGGCTACCTCCCCGGAATTGGTGGAGGAAAAACAGCACTTCATCCCTTGATACCGTCTGGAGGTTTATCTGTTCGCGCTCTATATCGGCCTGCAATTCGGCTTTCTGGTCCTCCAATTCCTCCATGCGTTCCTTCATGGATGGGGTGAACATACCCGCCTCTATGGCCCGCAGAATACCGGAAATGGCCGTTTCCGTTTCCTTTAGCTCTCCCCGGTATTGTTCAATCAACGCGGCCCCATCCGTGTCCTTGGCTTGATACTCCATAACCCGGTCGGCTATATGCTCTAGCATATCATCCTGCAGCACCACCTGAATCGTGGCGTTAATTACCTCATCCTCAATCGCTTTCGCCCGGACGCTTTTCTTTTTACAGTCCCCGCCGCGCTTTCTCGTGGAGCAGGTATAATAATAATGCTTTGCGCCGCTTTTACCGGTTCCGCTGTCCCCCGTCATGGGTTTTCCGCAATGACCACAGAACAGCTTCCCGGTCAGTATGAAATCATACTCGCCCCGCGCCCTGGCGCTGGCTTTTTCCTTGCGTTTCAACTTTGCCTGCACCCTTTCCCATAAATCACGGTCGATAATCTGCGGCATACCGCCCTCGATTACAATATCGTCCCATACATAATCCCCTATATACCGGCGGTTGTGAAGAATCTTGCCGAGGGAATTCTTATTGAATGGTTTCCCCTTTAGGGTTTTTCGACCTTGGCTGTTGAGCGTTTCTATAATGTAGGCGTAAGTGTGGCCCTGGTCGTACATTTCGTAGATCATGCGCACGGTGGAGGCCCCCGCCTCGTCAATGTGGTATTTCTTATCCTCCCCTGTGCAATATCCCAGGCAACGCCCGCCCCCTGTGGCAAGCCCCTTCATAGCGTTCTCTTTCATGCCGCGCCGGATATTTTGCGCGAGGTTGGCGCTATAGTATTCCGCCATCCCCTCCAGCATAGCCTCCAGTATGATTCCCTCGGGGCTGTCGCTGAGTTGTTCCATGGCCGAAACGAGCTTAACCCCGCATTTTTTCAGCTTCGCTTTATACATGGCGCTGTCGTACCGGTTGCGGGCGAACCTGTCCAGCTTGTACACGATCACCATAGAGAAACGGTCCTTTTCCGCGTCTCGGATCATCTTCTGAAAGCTGGCCCGGTTGTCCGTCTTACCGGATATGGCCCGGTCGATGTACTCCCCTACCACGGTTATTCCATTGTCTTGCGCATATCGCTTACATTCCCGGAGCTGCCCCTCTATGGATTCCTCCCGTTGGTTATGGCTGCTGTACCGGGCATAGATCACGCCGGTCATGTGGTTCACCTCCATGTGGTGTTGATTCCAACTTGCTCAAAAATGGGCGGGTACTCAACGTCAAGGGCGTCCCCATTTGGGGGGATAATCCTTTATTGTCGTGGCGGACACCGTGTCCGCCACCTCATTATGCTGATTTGCTATTTAACATCATACAAATGATTTCTCATGGAAACTGGAAAAAATTTCATGTAATTTCTTACAAAATATACTCATTTTTAGCTGTCAGGATATGACATTTTTCATACATAAATATTGGAAGATACCTTTCGATTTTTTTCGCTAAAAAACGGTTGATATGCGGCTAAAGAGGTGGTATAATAAGAACAAATGTTCTACTTATCGTGGATTTACTAATCATCGGAAAGAGGGCAGGACGTGAAAAGCGTAGTAATTGAGAACGGGGGAAGCTATACATATTCAGAAACCACTTGCGAATTATTCCAGCTTATCAAAATGTTAAATGAAGCTGATCGAGACAAGGTTATTGATCAGATAAAAGACCCTTTACCTGAAGTATCAGCATTTGCCGCTGCTCCTCGGTAAGCTTCTCAATTAAATCTAATAATTCCTTATCTTTCCCGCTGACTACCAGGTCGGCGGGTTTTTCTTTTATATCCGTTTCGCCCTTTAGATATTCGGGGGTGGTGTTGAGGATGTCGGCGATGATAGAAATGTTATCGTCGGTCAATCGGTTTTTCCCTTTTTTTATTTCTAACAAATAGTTATTAGCATGTCCTAATTTATTGCATATGAAAGTCTGACTAATGCCTTTTGACTTTGCTAATTCTAAGATTCTTGTAATAATATCCAAAACATTCACCCCCCTATTTGGGTATAATAGAGAATCTAGGATATTCTAGATAAATCAGTTGACTTTCTAGAAAAACCTAGGTATACTGTAAATGCACTTGATTACCAAACGTTTTGTAATCTCACATTACCACAAACAGGAAAAAAAATCAAGGGAAGGAGGATAGAACATGCGTGTTGACCGGATAAAGATCGTAACTGAAATGGCGAAAAGGGACTTAACTGCAACCCGATTGGCTGAACTAGCAGGAATTTCCCGCATAACCGTCTCTTACGTGAAAAACGGAAAATCCTGCTCCAAAGAAACCGCCGAAAAGCTGGCGGCCATATTGGGGCATGACATCATTGAGAAAGGAGCATGACAGATGAAAACCCTTGTCCCCATGGATGACTTCGGCGTGTTTGC